ACATGGGATTGGAGAGACCGTCTTGGATGCTCTGACGAGTATCCTTTAGGTTCTTAATGTAATCTGGATAAGCTTCAACAGCGTCCTTGCCTTGCAACGCACTATAATCCGCATGGGCCTTACCAGCTTGCTCCGCATAATCCGCAGCAGCCTTAGTAGCCTCGCTATGATTAGCAAGTTGCTGCATAGCATCAGCGCGGTTCCAAAGCTCATCGCCATCTTTGCTGAAGCTGGAGCCGAGTTCACCCAACGCGCGCGCTGTCGCGCCACCAAAAGCAGCTACTGGTGTGTCGGCGGTGTAGCGCGGTAGCGGATTATTCTCCAGAGCTACATCAGGAACGCCAGAGTATGGAACCTGAGCCATTAACTAGACCCCGTGGTGTTGAATACACCAGACTTACTCGCTTGTAGCCACTTACTCGATACTGATCCAGCAGTAGCTACTAATGATGCTGTTTCAGCTAAATCCCCTGCCTGTGTAGCATTGGCTGAGGCCATCGTATCCAACCCAGCTTGATTAACATCCATCACGGATTTGACGTTATAGTCATACGCTGTCTTTGCCGCATTGGAGCGGATTGTGTCCAAATCCATCCCAGCAACCAGCCGTTGAGATGTTTGCACGTCTTTGTTTGACCCAGTGTTAACATCAAATCCCGACGCTGCCTGCCCAACCTTAATCTGCCCAGCAATCTGCGCCTGCTTAAGCCCTTCGGTGGTTACCTGTATCTCACCTTGATTGATGGAATAATCAGCGTTCTGCTTATCAATCTGCGAGTTAATAGTCGCTACTTGTGCTTGGTAATTATAAACCGCTGCTTGGGAGTCAGCCGTTTCCTTCGCTGACTTAGCCTGCAACAGCCCGCCAACAAGCGAGCTAACCATCCCAACTCCGGCTACTGCTGCTATTGCCGCCATTACCCAACCCCAATCTCAAACGGTACCAGTTCGCCGACATCCTCGGCGAACTTAGCTCCAAGCCACTTAACCCAGCGGCGTGAGGAGGTATCGGATCGTACGCAATGGCCAATCAATATGGGATATTGGCCAAGTAGCGCGTGAATAATTTCCCTGCTTCGTCGAGCGAAAACAAACTTATATCGATCAAATTCCTTAGTATGTAAGAACCAAACATATGCTTTATTCGTCACCAATGTTCCGGTCACCACTCCAAGTAGGCAACAGAGATTTCCATCAACCTTTCCAGTCCAGACTCTATTCGATATGGTTAGATACTCCTCCATTACTTTGAATTCAAAATCAGTCAGGGACAATTGTGACAATAAGGTAAACCTCCCTACGTCAACTGGCTTGATCTCTACATTCATGCGCGAACCCTCTTCTCATTATGTTCAACTACATTTAGGATCACGCCAAGGACTGTTGCGGGGTATGGATTGGATTGACGAAAGGCGATTTGGCCAGGGATGGTATAGGTTGGGTCAAGGATTGTCTTTGCATCTCCGGTTACTAGGTCGGTTACGATTTGTGATGGTTGGCCGGTGAGCATGGAACTAATGTTTCCTTGAATCAGGTCCTTCATCGCCACTAAAGTGGAAGTGGAGGAGCCAACTTGAAGCCCAAGGGTCTCTGCTACACGAAGGTCTGCATCTTGAATCTTCTTAGTCATACCTTGAATAGTTGGTTCACCAAGGTCGATTGCAAGGGTTTGACCATCGCAGATGTAACCTATACCGACAGTAACCTTGGATGCAGGTACCCCCAAGGTGAATATACCATTGGTTGGCATAACGAATGTGGGAATGATAATACCATCTGCGAGCCCGGTGACGCTAACACCCGCAAGGTGTTCGGCTCCGGAGAAAGTACTCGCTGGAGCACCAATATACTGCAATCCTGCATCCACACACCAAGCATCTTTGACTCCATTGGTGAAGATACGTTCAGAGAAGCGTTCAATGTATTGAACGACGTTGCCGTTAATAGTCCGCTGGACGATTGTATAGACGGCATCGACTGTCCCCGCAGGAGTACCTAGCTCAGTTACCGATGCAACGGATTGGAAAGTGCCCTGAGTGGTTGAATGTGCCCAGCCAACGAAATCCTGTTCTTTCAAGAAGGTTAGGGTAAGCATAGTGCCATCATTCCGCACAGCCCAGACCATCTTAAATGGCTCTTCAGCCCAGGTCCAACCAGTTATGTTGAAGCCGTAGAAGAGATGGGAGGCTAGGATGGAAATGTCGGTGCCGGTGTAGACGTTGGCGTAGATGTTATATGCACTGTCTCGTACAATCGAGCCTTTTGCTTGGACGTAGAGGACATCGTAATTAGCGATGATTGGTTGAACGTCGCTAACACCGTTGAAGCTTTGGGCGTTAGCGACGAGGGCAGATGGTGTGATTGCGGAGCCAGGAGAACCTCCATTTATAAGCCATGAGGCACGATCAGTGAGGACTAATAAGCCAGTAGTTTGTGAGACCATTGATTTGATTGTATTGAGTTGGCCGGAGACAAGGGTTGCGGTGATTGAGTCACTAGCCTGAGCAGGGCTGGAGATATTGAAGTTATAATATGCTCCTGGCTGAGACATATAGAAGGTCTGTGGAGACGCTGTTGGACCAGCGAGGATTAGACGTTGTTGGAAGAATGCACATACAGAAGGGAATCCGTTAGAGCCAGTCGACAGCGTTGCAGTGGCAGCCGCTGAACCAGTAGAGAAGGTAACGGTTGGAGTTGAAAGGTAGCCTGCACCAGAGTTGAGAATTTGAACTCCATTCGACCCAAGTCCCACGCCCCAGGTTAGGTTAGCAGTTGCGCCAGTGCCTGTGCCTGAGGATGATAATTGCGCCACAGGATTTGCTGGAGTAGAGCCTGAAGTAACTGAACCTGCATTTGATGGCGCGGTGGTGATCGCTGACCAAGTAGAAACAGCGGAACCAGATAGGCTAGCGACTACTAGTATGACTCCGTTGGTGAAGGTAACTGTGTCGCCTACGTGGTAATTAGCGCCTCCAGCGCCGATTGTTGGTGTACCTTGAACCTGTAACGTAACTGCAAGTGAGCCAGCAATAGTCGATGATGCACCGGTTAGTGACGCACTGGGTACAGTGGTGTAGGTTCCTGCAACGGTGACATTAATCGATCCAACACCTGAACCCTGAAACGGATTTCGCGCTATTGGCGGCGTTTGGGTAAAGTCGGGGTCGATATTAGAATCAGCAAATTGATTGCCTGTTGTTGATCCAATAAAGCCATATGTTGAACCTGTTGGCACCACAGCGGTGTAGCTAACATCAGCTTTGTATACGTTGTATCCAACTGCACCTGCCACAGCGGTCCAGGTGGCAAAGATAGTGCCTGCAGTTGTGCGAATGTCCTGTATACTACCTATAGTGCCCGCAGCGGATTGGGATGACTCTTGTCCATTAGCGTCGATTGAGGTGACGACATAAGAATAATTAACAGACCCAGCGGCGAGGGTTGTTGATATGGATAACCCAGTTGGCGCGGATGCAGTGGTGCCGACTACTATTGGCAGTAAGGTCCAATTTGCTGCGGTGACTAGGGTTAAGATATAGGTTTGATAGGATGGGTGGGTGAGCACCATCTGATTTACGTTCTGCGCATACTTGACCTTAGCCAAGTCCACAGCGGCATAAGGGGAGGTTATGGTGTAGACACGTGAGGCTGTGCCACCAGAGACATAGACGCCATAAGCTGTGGAGTCAACTGCAACGCCTTCGAGATTGGCGATGGTGACTGCACTGCCAGATACGTTGGTGACTTGAAAGTAACGGATGTTGAGTTGAGTTGTACCAACTATCGCTGTGACAAATATCCAATCACCAATGGTATAGGCATTGCCTGGGACTTGAATGACACAAGGATTGGCATTACTGGCGCCAGAGATAGCAATTCCCGTTTCTAATACCGGTGCGCCGTTGAAGAAGAAGCGGACGTAGTTGGCGCCGAATTCAAGGATGTAGCCAACTGTGAAGCTGGCTTGGAATGGGATTAGTCGGACGGCGGTTGCGGATTTATAACACTGGAGGATGTACTTGGTGCCAGTACGGGTAGATGCCCCACCACGATAGTCAACGAACCAGTTCTGAAGGTTAGCCGCGCCGGATTTGTATTTAGCTAAGTCGACCCGTGCGTATAGCTTCGGGCTCCATTCGCCAGAGTTGAAGGATGCTTGAATGTGTTGTTCTGACATTAGTACATCGGGAAGAAGTCAGCGGATTGGAAACCATCATAGGGTCCAGTAGTGTAGCCATCGGTATAAGCGATGCCGCGAATGCGTATCCAGTCAGGGGTCACGTCATTGACAGTCAGGGCTTCGTTGCCATCTGCTACGCGAGCGGCTTCGATAGCGGTATTTACTTGTTTAATTAGACCATTGGCTTTCTCTCGACTGTTTTCCTTCAGTGCAATAGTCATCGCCGAGGCGACTAGATTGATCCAAGCGGTTTGGAACATCGAATCCATGACATTAGGATCAGTGAGTTGACTGACGTAGTTGAGAGTGGCAAATTCCTGGTTAGTGAGAATAACGCGCTGTGGGGTCGCGGGAGAGGATTGAGTAAGGTTGAAGGTTGCACCAGTACCCAAGCCAGTGGTAGTGCCTTGTGCTACTGGGTTGGCTTGGATGGCGAAGTATGATCCACCTTGTACATTGGCCTCACCATTGACTTGGTTAACGACCGAGACGGTGCCGATAATCCCGCCTGGAGCGGTGAGGACTTGAAGTACGACTGGCGCACCAATAGGCAGGGCACCTTGTGCTGCACCGGCAAGGGTTATCTGATCACCAATGTTGTAGCCTGTACCGCCATTGGCAACAGTTGCTGATGTGACCGGGAAGAAATAGTCGGTTTGCACAGCGTAGCGGATCGGCTGTCCCCACCAATAGCTCGATGCGCCACCAGTGACTGCTGTGGTGATCGGCACTCCGCTAACGAATCCGGTTTGGGTTGAAGGGATTACGAAGGCAGGACGGAGGCAATCGACTGGGTATTGGTATTCATAGGCCCAAGGCGGAGGAGGTTGGCCTGGAGCCCACAACGTCGTCGCAGCGGATGTGTTCTCTGGTGTACCCGGTGCACTGGTGATGTAGACCAGATTCGCTGTCCGCATCGCGCAATTCCACGGCGCCTTACGGAGCAAATCATCGCGGGCATTAGCGTAGATGAGGTTGAACTGAATCGCTTCATTAGACACTGGAGTCGATCCAGGTCCAACCTCACCAGCGCCAACGGTCGTGCGTGTGCCGAGCACCTGAAGGGAGCGGTTGCAGATGTCGACAAGAGCGGTCATGGCTTATCTCTTTCCCTGCGATCCGCAGTTGCCACAGTTATCACCACCAAGACCCGGCATCCCGCCGCTTTGGCTACCACTCGGCTGTTGGCCATTGCCATAGTTATCCCCATGTAGACCTGGGCTCTTAGCATCGCCAATGTTCTTCGGCCCCATTGGCATCATATAGTTCATCACATCCCGTTCCATTGGCTTACCACCATCTCTGGTCATACCCATTAGACTCTCCTCTCAAGTACAGGGGCTTCGACTACATTTGGGTTCGCAGGTTCACTCGGGACTCCACCTTCGAGTTCTTGGCCAACCGGCGGGTCCTGCGGCTGAGCTACGTGGTTGGCGTTATGCGCCTCAAGTTGACGCACAGCGTGATCGTGGATATCCTTCAACTTCGGCTGGTCGCGAGTCTTCTCCTCGATGTGCAGCAGCGCCGAAATCTCACTCAGATTGTCTAATCCTGGCATCACTTATCCTTTCAGTATTTGCCTTGTGATCCACCCTTATGGGTAGCTTGGGACTTCATCGGAGCCTTGAGGCCTCGACCTTCGTACATTGGCACCGGGCCACCAGAGCGAACCACTTGGCTGCCGAGATCGGATACGAAGCTTTTGTTAATACCGCGACTGACTGGTTCGGTCTTTGAACTCTCCATCACGTCACGATTTGCACGACCTTGTTTCATCTCTATCTCCTGTGGTTATGGAATTCTAGTCTCGATGGTATGGCGACGCATGGTCCATGCTCCACCATAGTCTATTGTAACCATGTCGTAGCCGGTGTAGCAGATTCCAGATGGATCATTGCCCAGCGTTTTGCTCTTCTCACATACTATCGCGCCGCTGACTGAATCTGCATCTATGACACATATATGACCAGGGTTGGCGAAGTCTATGGCCCATATCTCATCCCTGACTCCAGCCATATAGTGCCATCCAGTGGCGCCGGTTAGTGTAGATAGAACTGTTTGATTAACCTGATCAATGACAGTGATACCCGAGCCATTTGCGGTGCTAACGAATATCCTTGAGCCGTTGCTGTAGGAATGGAATGGTTGGGAGCCAGCACCGGTTGATAAGGTAACCGATGACGATCCAGTGTTGTTGGTGATAACAACTTGGCTCGCTCCAAGAACCGCTGTGACAAAACTAGTGCCGTTGTATTCAACAGTATATGGAGTGGTTCCTACAGTAACACTCCATGCCGAAGCACCTGTGGTAGCGTTGTAGGCTTGTATAGTACCACCTGGGGTGTTTGAGATAACGATATAACCATTACCATACGCAATGCCACGTGAGGAGGTGAATCCAGTGGTGATTGCTAGGTCTTGGGTATTGGTACCAAGGTCCGCTCGATAAACATTCCCTGTAGCTTCATCTGAAACCCAAACCTTACCTGGGGATAAGGCTATGGCGTTCATTAATGAGGTGCCAATGCCAACAGGGATAACTGCTTGCACGGCCCAAGTGTTTACATCCATGCGGACGATTTCTTGAGTACCAGCGCCAGCACCAATTACAACGTACAGGGACTTGCCATCGGATACACAGCTTAGGGCAGTAAATTGAGTTGTGCCTGGGAATTGCGCTGCGGTGAAGGTGAAGACCTCCGGGCCCGCAGGGAGTAGGTTCCAACCAAAGTCAGCGGAGTATTTGCCAACCCTAGTCGATGGCGTAGATGCAGCCCATGTTCCATCAGCACGTAGGAAGTTAGTGGTTCCACCACCGGAAGCGGGAACTACACCTTGTAAGCTGGAGGAGAATTGGTTTAAGCACGCGGTGGCTTGAGTGGCTGTGACAGTGCCGGTGAGGCCACAAATCGCCGCTACTACAGGGTCCCAAGTGTTATCAGCACGGAGAAAGTTAGCTGTACCGCCTCCGGAAGCTGGCACGGTGCCGGATAGTAAGGA